CCCTGCTGTGGCCACGACATCGAACACGGTTTGCCACGCCAGGCCTGAATAATCCGTTCCGTAACGCGCGCCGTAGCGGGTCGGCTGGTGCTCGATGATCGCTGCTGTATAACCTAGGGCCTGGGCCAGGCCGGAAAAATAGGCCGGGCTCTGCCCGCCACGGGCCAGGCGACGCAGCAGAATAGCCGCCCGGCGTTGGTCAACGGTGCCGAGGTCGCCGGAGCAGGCGTCCGGCAGGCCCAGCCATTCCTCCCACTCGGGCAGCATTTCGACGACCGTGCGCGGGTCGCCTTCGTCCAGGACGTTGCCGGCGCGGGCGTCGATGGTGGCCAGTTCGTCGGCGACGGCGCCGAGCAGGCCCTGGGCGATAGCGTCGCCGCGCAGGGCGTTCCAGAGCCAGCCGCTCGGCAGCAGGGCGTTGAGCTGCTGGAGGTAGGCGGCGGCGTCCATTACGCCAGCTCCTCGAACGTGATGGCGCCCAGCACGCCGATATGGCCGACGGCATACGTGAGGTCGGTAGCCTGATCGATGGCATGGTCCACCTCGCCGGCGGCGCGGCTAATTGCTTCACGCACATGGGTCAGGGGGATGCGTCCGTTGCCGGTGCCGTCCTCCGGCTCCGCCTCGCGCCGGAACATGTCGGCCAGTTCGGCTGTCACGGCGGCGCGGGTGTCGGCCGTGTTGGGCGACAGGCCGATGGTGGGCGCGAACGGGTCGGCGATCGGGGCGACGACATAGAGGATGGTGTTTATGGGCTTACGGACCGCGTCACTTATGTAGGCCTCGACTGCGTCGAGCACGGCCTGGTCGGGGATGCCGTCGGCGGTGGCGTCGTCGGTCATCACTCGCACGGTGACAGCCGTGTCGCCCATGGCGCCGGAGAGCGGCCACACGCGGGTCACATCCGGATGGGCATCGAAGGCCCAGCGTTCGAAGTCGCGGCGGGAGCCGCCCTCGGCGGGCGCCTGGTCCCATGCCTGCACCCGCGCCTTCCAGCGGTCGAGGCTCTCCGTGTCGGCGCCGCCGCCGATGCCGCCGGAGCCAACGGTGGCCGAAGAGTTTACGCCCGGCAGCGGACTGGTCAGCGACACGGTGACGCCGTCGGCCTGGTTTCCAGCGGCGCCGGCCTCCTGGGCCGTGACGGTTGCGCTGGCGCTGCCGTTGGCAATGCTGACCTCGGTGGCCACCGTGTAGATCACGCCGTCACCACTCTGCATCTCGGTTCCGGCCGGGATTGGATAACCGTTTGAGCCGGTGATCGTCACCAGCCCAGTTGCTGTCACTGCGCCAAGTTGCGGGATGCCCTTCCACTCGGCGTAGCGTGAAAAATTCTCATCATCCATGGTCGCCGGGCAGGTCTGCTGCGCGTTGTAGTCCAGATGGCCATGCAGGCCATGGACGGCGCCGGCGATGGCGCGCAGGAACTCGCCGATGACGTTGCGGCGTAACCAGGGGTCGGTACCGGCCAGGCGGCTTTTGGCGTTGGCCAGCAGCCGGTTGATGAGGGTGGGCACTGTCGGGCGCACGAACGCCATCACGCGGTCTCCGTTGGGTAATAGAACACGTCGGACCAGAAGCGCCCGTCGGCCAGGTGCATGTCGATGGGCAGGGCCAGCACGCCGTCGGCGTACCAGTACGGCGCCGCGGCGACGCTGGCGGCGACGCCGTCGGTCACGAACCAGGCCATGGCCTCTTCGGTGTAGAGCTTTGCCCTGAACAGGGTTTCGGCCGTTTGCTTAGCGTTCTTCAGCAGCCACAGGCGCGATCCCTTGAGGTCGCCCTCATGCTCGGCGAACTGATCGGACCAGTGGCCACGGCGGTTGTCGGAGCCGTCGGGCAGCACGTCGTCCGGCGCCGCGCGCCGGTCGGTGAACAGCGAGGAGTACACAGCGCCGCGCAGTCCCTGGTCGGTAGCGACGTCCGCGCCGGCGAGGGCCAGGGCGAAGGTGTTGCCGTTGTTGGAGATAGCGAAGTCCATTGTCACATCGCCTGATTGGGGGTGTTGCTGGTGCCGGGAGCGGTCGGCACATAGTGATCGTGTTCGTTGAAGGTGCCTCGCATCTCGCCCATCGTGCCGGTGGCGTCGGCGATCTCGGCGTCCGAGGTGATATTGCCGGTACCGTGGATCGTGCCGTTGACCACCAGGGCGCCGTTGATGGTCACGTCGCCGATGTGGGTGGTGGTGCTGGTGATGGTGCAGGTGGGGGCCTCGGCCACCAGGGCGTTGGCCGCTTTTACGTAGAGCTGATTGCCCTTGAGCCAGATGAGGTTGCCGCGCACGTCGTAGACCACGTTGTCGCCCTGGGCCGCGCCCTTGGGCCGGCTGCCGCGGTGCACGGCGGCGAGGCAGACGGTGTGGTCGACGTTGGCGCCGAGAGCGGCGAGGACGGGCTCCCAGCCGTCGGGCGGTACCGCAGTGCGGCCGTAGCCTTCCATGTGCTCGATGTTGCCGCGCGGTACACCCAGTGCCGAAGCCTGCACCCGCTGGATCGGGCCGCTGGAGTCCACCAGGTAGCCGGCGCCGCGCAGCAGCACGGTAGCGAGACGCGAACGCAGCGGGCGCAACACCTTACGCAGGGCGTCGATGTTCATAGTGCGTCGTCCTCGATGGGGATCAGGTCGTAGGCTTCCTTGGGCATGACGGTCAGCCGCGTGCGCTCGCCGTTGTCGTCCAGGGTGTATTCCACGGTACCGATCATCAGCCACTCGCCCTTGCTGTCCTTGCCGACGATACCGGCCCAGGGGTCGAACACCAGCACCAGGGTGTTGGGCTCCCACAGCCCCTCCGCGTGGCGCCAGCCGTTGACGGTGTAGGTGTACGGGCGGGAGCGGCCGTAGTTGAGGTTGCGCTGCCAAATCGCCCGCTTCTCGGCGGCGGCGTAGTCCAGCGCCGTCTCGGCGTCGATGGTGGTGGGGCGGTGGCGCATACCCTTGTCTTCGGCGCGGCCGGATATGTTCGCCTTCCACTCCGGGTCGTGCTGGCTGCCGCTGTCCGGGTACTGGCCGATGATGTTGTAGACCGAGAAGCGGTCGCGGTGCGACTCCTCGCCGTCGCACTCCAGGATGTTCTGGCCCAGCACCAGCGCGGTGGCCACGCGGCGATCGCTCGCCCGGGTGATGACCATGTTGCCGTCCGGATCGTCGATCAGCATCACGGCTTCCTTGCGCGCGGCCTTTTCCAAGAAATCGAATACTGTCTGGCTGTTATTGATAAAGCTTTGCTCTACCGCTTTGAGGTCTTTAACCGTTGACCTCGCCTTGATGCCGAACGGCTTGGCCAGGTAGTCGGCCAGCTGCAGCAGGGTTTGGTTGTCGCGTTGCAGGTCGTTGAACTTGTCGGCGTTGAAGGTGCAGTCCACCAGGTCCGCCACCTTCGACCGGCCGGACACGCCCAGGGAACGCTCCTTTGCGTTGTAGCGGATCGGCGCCTTGTCCACGTGGCCGGTGATCAGCTTCTGGCCGTCGATATACACCTCGGCCTGTGCGCCCAGGGCGATGGGGCGCGCGCCGCCCTGGCCCGGCCAGCGGTCGGTGTAGGCCAGGTCGAAGGTCGAGGCGAACAGATCCAGCGAGCGGCGCACCTTCACCAGCTTCCAGCCGCCGTACACCTGGTGCCCCACCTTGAGCTGTATGTCAGACATGGATAACCCCATATGAATAAAAGCCTTCCTTGGCGCTCGCTCCCTTTTCCTCTACCGTAGGCGGTGCGAACCTGACCAAGGAGAGGAAACCATGAACGAAGAAACGAAAGTCCAGGCGGCGCGGATGGCGGCAGACATCACCGCGGCCTTGATCGGGGAGACCCAAAAAGGGCGCCTCACCGACTTGCTGACGGCGGCACAGGTCAAGGCGGGGAAAAATGCCGTGCTTGATGCCTTTGATATTGTTTACGCGCATATACTTAAGCGCCTATCTGAACCCGTCAGGAGCCAGTCCTGATCGGTATTCACGAGGGGTGCTGGCGTATATCGCCAGCACCCATATCTCCGGGTCATCGACTACGCCAGCTTCAGCG